TGCGGGTCTTCCGGTTCGCCGCTTGGCTTGATCTCGTCCAGCGTCATCAGGCCGAGAGCGAGCAGGTCGTTCTCCTCCTGCGTCGGCGTCGGCGTCGGGAATTTGTGCGCCTCCGCCGTCATCTTTTCCTTTTCCGTCTTCTGCTTGTCGTACTCCTGGCGCATCGTCGCTTTCGCTTCGTCGCTCATGGTTCATACCCTCGGTTTGTTTGGGCCACCGCTTTCGTAATCGCTTCACTTGCTCGTTCGTCAGCACTTGGTCCCGCTTCGTGATGAGCCTGCCGACAAACTCATCGGCAGGCTTCCACCACGAAAAGCGAGCTACCACGTGACGCCCGTTACCCACGCGACCAAGCCGGTGCGCCGCATCGCCCAATTCATCGGCAAAATCATACGCAACGCGATCGAGTCGGTCTGGAACATTGAACGCACCGGCGCAGCCACTGTGTTCGGTGCGCCGGGCGTGCCGATTGCCAGCGGCGTTGTGTCTTCCATGTGCAACGTCGCCTGATCCGATACCTCGAATCTCGGATCATCTCCTGAGAGCGAGACGAAATCGGCTGCGTCGACAAGAATAATCATCCCGGCCGTGACGGTCGGCGAGGTTATGACCGGATAACTGATCAGCGTTCCGGAATCGATCTCGGCGCGGAATGGAAACACGCCGGTCCCGGCCGAGGATTGCGTTAGGGCAATCTTTGCCGCCTGGAGCGGGTTCATAATCCAGACGGGCATGCGCAGCGAGTTCGAGGTGATCAACACATTCAGCAGGTTTGTGATATCGCCGACGAGCGCGTTAAAGCCACCACCCGCCGTTGGCGTCTGCCCTGAGACACCAGCCCGCAGCCCGGCAGGCCGGATCGAGGTTGCCGCGTTTGTGTCGAGCAATATCGTATCGAGCGCGACGTTTGTGTGCCGCGTGATCATGTCGCGAAGCAAGCTATCGATCGTCGGAATGGAGTGCTCGAAAATCTCACGCGTAAAGCTGGTGATGACAGCCATCTTTTTGAGACCGAGGAGCAGAGTCGTGAACGCGCCTTGCCGCACTGGGATCGGCGCGCCTTCTGCGACGAAACTTCCTGCGATTGTTGGCGTCGTTTGCTCGACCGGGATCGAGATTTGTCCGTAGCGCCCAAGCGCATAGGTAGACCCATATCCCGACAATCGCTGAAACACGGATGCAATCGTCAATGCCGCGAGATAATCGCCGTACTGAATCGCAGCGAGTTCCTGCGCCCAGGTCGGCGTATTCGTTGTCGCGACGTTAGTCGCTGCACGCTGTGTCCAATCAAGCACGGCGCGGAACGCGAGATCATCCGACCAATTGCGCTCTGCAATGACCATTTCGACGGGCTTGCCTTGAGCGCGAGCCTGCAATCGTGCGAGCAGCGAATAGCCGAGAATATGGCCCGGCTCTTCTTTTCTCTTCGGCTGCGCGAACGGCCGAAGTTGAGCGGGCATCGTTGAGGTTGTCTGCGGCGTCGGGCTACTCGGCGGGATCACCGTTGTGCGGGAGGCAGGCACAGTAATCGCCTCGCTCGTGCTGGCGAGCGCGCGTTCGGCTTTCTCCCAAACCACGATTTGGTTCCGAACCTGTTCGATGCGGTCGGCAAGTTCGGTCGCCTTGGTTACGTCATCCGTCTCGACGATAGCGGTAAGCTGGTCTTGCAAGGCAACGACTTCATTTTGCGCGCCCTGGATACGTTCGCTAAGCTGGTTCATCTGATGTGGCTTTCGATAAATCCCCTTCCTGGCTGGCTCGCCACTCAATCCGCGAAGCGATAGCGTTTGATCGTTGTTCCCGGCTGGCCCGCCGAAGATCAATCGCTGTCCCTCGCGAGATATTCCCAACGCCTTAGCTACCGCCAATGCATTTGGGTTTGCTGGCACGGAGACCAGCGAGCACTCGACAAGCTCCGCCTCGATGAAGTGGAGTCCGCCGCTTTTCGAGCCTTCGAGCGGCTCAACGTTCTGGCTATGGAAACCGACGCTCACGGCGCGAAGCACGCCAGCTTGCACGGCTGCATGAATTTCGCGCAGCCGATCCGAGACCGGCTCCATAAGCGCGAGGTGGCCGGTGAGCCGCCCGCCGCGCACGTTCACATCTTGCCATTGGCCGATCGGAAATTGCGGATCGTGCCCGAAGAGCGCGACCGGGTTCGAGCGGAAGTTATCGAGCTTCCACCCGTTCGGCTCGATCACGTCGCCCATGCGATCGACGCTACCGTCGCTCATAACGAATTCGAGCGGATCCTCGCCCGGTGGCGGAGCCGCTCGCTGCTTGACGCGAAGATCGTTCATCCCGTCACCCGATCATGGCGCGGACGTTAAAGGCTGGCGTCGCATCGGAATTCGCGGCGGCGATCGCCATCGCCAGCGCAACCATGCCGTCGATGCGGCCCGACGAACGGTGCTTTTCGAACTTCCGATTTCCCGCCGGATCGGTGACGACCGCCGCATTGGCGGCGCACATCGTCAGGATCGGATGGCCACCATGAGCCAATCGCGTGTTGAGGATTTCACCTTCCAGGGCGCGAAGCGCCGGGCTCATGTCCTGATAGCCCTGCCCAAACTCGACAAAGTGGCGCTCGACTAAGCCGTCGGTGAAACCGGCTTTCAGCAGCCACGGCCGCAAGTGCCGGAAGCCCCAGCGATCAAAGGCGATCTTGCGGATATCGAAGCGGTCGAACACGCCACGCAGGAACTCGGCGACATATTCGTAATCGATCGAACTGCCGGGCGCGGCGATCAGATAACCCTCATCAGCCCACAGATCGTAAGGCACGCGATCCTGCCGCGCTTTGTTCGCGAGCCCTTCCGCTGGCAACCAGAACGTCGGGTGAATTTGCCAGACAGTGTTGACCTGACCGGCGAGCACCAGCGCCGTAAGATCACCGACGGCGGAAAGATCGAGCCCGCCATAAACCGGCACGCGCTCGATACTTTGCGCTGCGGCACTGCACGTCATCCACAGCGAGCGAGAACAGAACGCGGCAGAAGCCTCGACGCGGCGGTTCAGGATCAGGTTTTCAAACTCGGCCTGCCGCGATGGCATGCGCCGCGCATCCTCGGCCATTGCCAGCGTTTCGGCGCGGCTCAGAAAATCGCCGAAGGCCGGGTTAGCCGCCTTGATCGCTTCTTTGCTGAACGGATCCGCAATCGACACCGGCGCGGTGTAGAGGGCCACGACCACGCGCGGGTCGTGTGCCGCGAGGCCGTCATCGATCAGGATGGACAGGAGATCGGCGTCGGTTGGCGCCTGCGTCGAGATGACGATCGAGAGCGCGTTGTCCTGCGCGCCGGTGGCGGTTTCCATCGCCTCATAGAGCGGACTGCGCGGGCCGCGTACCTGCCCCAGCTCGTCGTGGATCACAAACACCGGCGACAGCCCGAACGCGGTTTTTGCCTCGGCCGAGAGCGCCCGGTAAAGCGTGCCAAGCTCCGGACAGAACAGTTGCTTAGCGGTGTCGCGAATCAGCACAACGCCGTTGAGGTCCGGCGACATGCGCACGATTTTCGCCGCCAGCGCAAAGATGATCCCGGCTTGGTCACGCGACTGCGCGGTGCTGTAAAGCTGCGAATTCGGCTTCGCCTCTGGCCCGCAAAGGTGCAACAGCAACAGAAATGCCGAGAGCGAGGTCTTGCCGTTCTTTCGCCCGAAACTCAAGATCGCGCGCCGCGTCCCGGCCGGGTTGTCGTAAATCCGGCGCAGCTCGCGCTTCTGCCAAGGCCGCAACCGCACCGGCTGGCCGACGAACTTCCCCTCAGGGACGCGGCAGTAACCTTGAATCCAATTGATGGCGCGGTTAGCGCGACCGCGTGTCGCCAATTACACTTCCCACGGTCGCGGGCCGCGCGCGTTCAGGGCGGTGCGAGCCGCGCTGTGCGGTACATACCGGCTTTGATTTGTCAGGCGCAGGGACCGCGCCATCCGCATCGCTGCGGTGGTCTCCGTCTCGCGGATTCGCAACAGAACCTGGTAGCGCTTGACGCCCTCGCCATTCTTCAGCCATTCCGGCTTGAAGCTATCGATGATGGCCGAGACATCTTCCGCGGCCTGCCGATGGCGGCAGTAATCCGCCAGCAACCCCCGCAGCGCCGCGCTATTGAAAAATTCGAGCGGCTCGCTTGCCGTCGTCTCTCGCCAGATTTCCGCCTGGCGCTCAGTCAAATGATCCGGCGGATCTGGCCGCTTGCCGAAGTCACCGGAAACGACGACCGCCAATTCCGCCGCTGATTTGCGTCCGCGCTGGCGCATTATGCCGCCGCCTTCGGTTGCCGTTCGGCGGCAATCTCGGCAAAGCTGCGGCCATCGCCGTCCAGCGTCGCGGCTTGCCCGGTGAACGCCTGCCATCGCTTCACCGCCACATCAACGTACTGCGGCGCGATCTCAAGTGCATGACACGCACGACCTGTCATCTCGGCGGCGATGATCGTCGTGCCCGAGCCAACAAACGGATCATACACTGCCTGTCCCGGCGAGGAGTTGTTATCTATCGGCCGCTTCATACACTCGACCGGCTTTTGCGCCGAGTGCCCGGTTTCCGATTTCAGGTGGTCAATATTCCACAAAGTGGATTGCGAACGATCGCCGGCCCAATGACCCTTGGTGCCTTTTTTCACCGCATACCAGCACGGTTCATGCTGCCAATGGTAGTCACCACGACCAATCACAAACCGCGGTTTGCCCCAAATAACTTGGCAACGGATCTCAAATCCAACCGCCTCTAGCGAAACCTGTACCGCACTGGCATGCCGGTC